GTTGCAAGCACGCGTCATCAGTAAGGGGATGAGGAAGATCACTGGCGTCATAGGGCAAAACAATGTGACGTTGTTGTGCTTGAATCAGCTACGTGATGCCATAGGCGTGATCCATGGTGATCCTCAGGTGACACCCGGGGGAAAAGCAGTGCCATTTCATGCATCAGTTCGTATACGACTTAGCTCTGGCACGCAAGTCAAGGACAGCAAAGGCAACACGATCGGCATCCACGTCATTGCCACAATCAAGAAGAACAAGGTTGCACCACCTTTTAGGAAGCATGAGTTCGACATCATCTTTGGTGTTGGGATCGTTGAACACGAGTACATCTTTGATGAAGTCAGAGCATACTGTGCTGACAACAAGGTGTTTGCAGCGTCAGGTGACAAGCAAGTAGAGATCAAGATCTCTGGAGCGAGTTCATGGAAGGAACTTATTGTCAGCGATGCTAAGACTGGTGAGGTCATCCTCGAGAAGAAGTTCTATAAGAGTGACTTCGGTGACCTAATGAAGGACTCGCAGTATAAACCATTCATTGATAAGGTGATCGAGGCAACTTACATGACTGTTTCTGGTGAGAAAGCCGAAGAAGGTGAGACGCCTGTTGACGATGAAGAGGCGGCCTGATGGTAGAGCGCATGGTGTGTCATCGAACCATGACGATGGTGACCAATACACATTTGAAGCGTCATGCACTGTCGGTCGACGAATACAGGAAGAAATTCCCGGGTGTCACACTAGGAAGCACGCCATGGCTTGAGACCTGGCGCAATAGTGAGAAGAACAAGCAATACGCTCGTGATCTACTGGTTCACATCGGCCAAGATGAAGAGTTGCAAACGCGTCGGAAGGCTAGCGTAAAGACTGCGTGGAAGAATGTTGATCTACTCAAGCGCCACTCTGACACAATGAAATCAGTAGTTCTCATGAATGAAACATACGCAGCACACCTGAGAAACAAGCCAGTCACGGATCGCATGCGCATGTCGAACTTCGATAGGTGGGTGATCGATCATGGGTACTCCGAAGCTGTTATTCGTCAGCAGGAATGGCAGAAGAACAATGTACTGCCCACGTCGTCAAGGGACACGAAGATAGAACTTCGTGTGCGTGATCTACTAGATGAGTTGGGACACATGTATCTGACACAGTTTGCCGTGCTTCACTACAGGTGTGATGTGTATGTTCCCGCGTTGAACCTTATCATTGAAGCGAACGGTGATTACTGGCACGCTAACCCAACAAAGCATGCACCAGACGATCTCATTGGTCCGTCACGCTCGTCAGCAGCGTCTATTTGGGAGCGTGATGTACATAGGGTACATGCATTGAGAAACATGGGGTTCACCGTTCTTATGTTATGGGAGAGTGACATCAAGTCATTGAGTGCGGAGAGATTAATGGCGTTGATGAAGGAGTGTAACTGATGGACACTCACGTGCAGTGGGCGATCTCTGCCGATGTTGAGGGCTTGGTCAAGGTGATCACCGATTGTAGAAAGCAGTTGATCGACATTGCCAAGCGTAAGCACAACAAGTCTCGCGTCACCGTCGTGGCGTGCGATGCCTATGCAGATCCCAAGGTCGTTGAATTGCTACGCCTGAGTGAGGCGTGGATCGGTGCTGACCCACTACCCGCCGTCATCAACAAGCGGACGGGTGAGGAACAGGTTGAGTTGTCGGAGCGTGTCGCCACATTTGACTCCTTTCAACTGCACACCCACCCGATCATGGGTGAGCGCGACATCAGGTTGATCATGGAACTTGGAGTGGGTGACGACCGCGATCAGCTCTTTTTCGGCAATATTGCACTGACAGACGGAACGACGCCATGAAGAATGCACTGATCTTTCTGGAGCTATTGACCAAGCAGTTCCCGCCACTGGCCCGTCATGCCCACTCGTTGACCCTGCACCGTGGCAAGTTGATGGTGGCCTTGGTCAACACAGCGCCGTGTTCCACGTTCATCCTCAACGCTGCAGACCTGGAGCACGACCCTGCCAAACTGGTCAGGGAGATCGTGGGCCTGATGTCGAAAGAAGATCAACCGAAGCAGCCGGCCTGAACTGTGTGCCCGTGAGGGGTACAGTGATAGACATGTCAAGTGATCGTCCTATCCTGATTGTGGATGCAATGAATCTGTTCGTCAGGAGTTGGGCCGCTTATCCGACCATGTCGAGCCATGGATACCAGATGGGCGGTTGCATCGGCTTTCTGAAGACGTTGAAGCGCATTGTCAATGAAGTGCAGCCCCGGGCCGTCTATGTCTGTTGGGAGTCAGGAGGTAGCTCACGCCGTCGCAAGTTGTTCGCCGAATACAAGCTCAACCGCAAACCTGGTAAGCTCAATCGCTTCTATGAAGACGACATTCCTGACACCGAAGAGAACAGGCGCCACCAACTCGAGGCACTGGTCTACATGTCAAAGTGTGCGCCCTTCTGCCAGTTATTCGTGCAGGACTGTGAGGGAGATGACCTCGTCGCCTACCTGTGTTGCGGGCCCCTGCGCGGCGACGACAAGGTCATCGTGTCGTCCGATAAGGACCTCTACCAGCTGCTCGACGATCGGACGAAGTTGTACAGCCTTCACAAGAAGACCTACGTCACTAAGGCCGATGTCATGGAGGAATTTAGAGTACAGTCAAAGCACTTCGCGTTGGCCAAGGCACTGTGCGGTGACAATGGTGACAACGTGCCTGGCATCAAGGGCTTGGGTTTCAAGACGGTGGCCAAGCTGTTCCCAATGTTGGGCCTCGATGATGACTTGTTGTTGCAGGACATCATCGACTACGCTCATACCCACGTCGATGAGTCGAAGATCTTTCAACGCATCGTCGAACAAGCGGACGATGTGAGGCGCAATTGGAGACTAGTGTTCTTAGACGGCAGCATGTTGTCGGCGACACAGCAGGCGGCGATAGACCAGCGATTGCAGAACTTCGTGCCTAGGCCTGATAGGATTGGGTTGGTCAGGCGCCTCATCAATGAGGGCATCGGTGACTTTGCCGTTGAGGACTTTTTTGGTGCGTTCAATTGCATTGAGAACACGCAACACAAGACGGGAGACGAGTGATGGCGATAGCTTCGACAGTTTCATTCGGGACTTATGGGAAAGCGTTCCAAGAGAAGGTCATACAGGCCCTGCTCACCGACCGCCCGTGGGCCGAGCAGATGCAGGAAGTCATCGACACTTCGTACTTTGACCTACGCTACCTGACGTTCCTCGCCGAGCACTACTTCAACTACGCCAAGAAGTACAAGGTGTTTCCGTCGTTGCAACTGCTCATCACCATCATCCGTGACGAACTGAAGGTGGGCACTGACACCGTGCTCCGCGATCAGATCATCGAGTACTTGACGCGGATGCGCACCAGCCCCGACATGGGTGACCTGCAGTACGTCAAGGAAAAGTCGCTCGACTTCTGTCGTAAGCAGGCACTGAAGCAGGCGTTGGGTGAGGCCGTCGAACAGATGCAGGACGGCAAGTACGAGCAGATCGTCGAGGGCATCAAGAAGGCCGTCTGCGTGGGCACTACACCCGCCTTGGGCCATGACTTCTTTCAGGACTATGAGGCCCGCTTCACCCGGCTGCAGCGTAACTGCGTGGCCACGGGCCTCGACGAGCTCGACCGCAAGGACATCCTCAATGGAGGTTTGGGTGGTGGTGAACTCGGCGTCATTGTCGCTCCGACTGGGGTCGGCAAATCGCACTTCTTGACGTGGTTGGGTTGTCACGCGCTCCGTCGAGGCGTCGACGTGCTGCACTACACCTTCGAGCTGTCTGAGGCGGCGACGGGTCTACGTTACGACTCCAACCTCTGTGACATTGACTCCAACACCGTCATCGAGAACAAGGACAAGGTCATCGAGACGTATCGGACGGCGAAGATGGGTCGGCTGATGATCAAGGAATTTCCTGCCAACACGGCGACGATCTACACTCTTCGTGCACACATGGAGCGGCTCGATCTCAAGGGCTTCAGCCCGGGCATGCTGATCATTGACTACGCCGACATCATGCGGTCAACGCGTCAATACGACTCGCTGCGCCATGAACTGAAGTTGATCTATGAGGAATTACGTAGCTTCTCAATGGAGAAGAGGATCCCAGTATGGACCGCCAGTCAGAGCAATCGCGAAGGCAGCACGCAGGATGTCGTTGACCTCAATAACATGAGCGAAGCGTACGGGAAAGCGATGACTGCAGATGTTGTGTTGAGCCTGAGTCGGCGCACACACGAGAAGTCATCTGGTGAGGGGCGCCTCTGCGTGGCCAAGAACAGGTCGGGCAGAGATGGGCTGGTTTATCCGGTGCTGATTGACACCGCGCGGAGTAAGTTTGCCATAACGGGCGGAGTGATGGGCTTTCAAAAGGCGACTGACGACGATGAAAAGGAGAAGAAGCGACAGATCCGGGAGAAGTGGCTCGAACTCAAGCGAGAACCAGCATTCAATGAATCGCTCAAGCCCACTGCAACGCCGAGTGAAAGCTGATGCTGATCATCACCCGAACTTTGCGCAAACCCTAAACCCGGGCAAGTTGCGTGATAGTTATGACCCTGGTAACGTGTCATCGGGCACCGCAAGTTAGCCCCCTGATATTCCACTTGGTCTCACAGGAGAGGGCAAATTGACGACGACGTACACCTATGATGAGGCGCGTGACGCCTCGCTTACTTACTTTGACGGCGATGAGCTGGCGTCTGACGTTTTCGTTGGCAAGTATGCGCTGCAGGACTTGAAGGGCACGCTGTTCGAGCGCACGCCCGATGACATGCACGCCCGCGCTGCCCGAGAGTTTGCTCGCATCGAGGCCAACTACGCGAACCCACTGTCCAAGAGGGAGATTCAACGCCTGTTGTCATCGTGGGAAGTCGTCATGCAAGGCGGACCCATGTCGGCGATAGGCAACCCCTACCAGGTGCAGTCGTTGAGCAATTGCTTCGTCATTGAGTCACCCTATGACAGCTATGGCGGCATCATGAAGGCTGACCAGGAGCAGGTGCAGATCATGAAGCGCCGCGGCGGCGTGGGTTTTGACATGTCGACGATTCGTCCGCAAGGCCTACCTGCTGCGAACGCGGCCCGGACGACCGACGGCATTGGCATCTTCATGGAGCGATACAGCAACACCTGTCGCGAAGTGGCCCAAGGTGGCCGTCGTGGGGCACTGATGCTGACGATCAGCGTTCACCATCCCGAAGTACTGACCTTCGCCAACATCAAGCGCAACACCTTGAAGGTGACGGGTGCCAACGTGTCGGTGCGGGTGACCGACGACTTCATGAACGCCGTCATCAATGATAAACAGTACCAGCAGCGCTTTCCCGTCGACGGCCCACCCGGTAAATTGGTCACCGAGCAGTGGGTCAGCGCCCGCGAAGTGTGGTACAACATCATCGCGGCGATGCGTGACTGCAGCGAGCCCGGCATGCTATTCTGGGACACCGTGCAACGGATGGGCCCGGCAGATGCCTACGCACAGTTCGGCTATGGATCGGTGAGCACCAACCCGTGCGGCGAAATTCCCCTCTCGTGCTACGACAGTTGTCGGTTGATGCTGATGAACTTGTGGAAGTTTGTCCGTGAGCCCTTCACTCCTCGAGCCAAGTTTGACTTCGCCGCTTTCGAGGCATCGACTTACATAGCTCAACGGCTGATGGACGATCTCGTCGATCTGGAGCTCGAGGCCATCGATAGGATCTTGGCCAAGCTCGACGCTGACCCCGAACCCGCCGGTGTCAAACGCACTGAGGTCGAATTGTGGCACAAGATCAGGAACGCAGGCGCCAATGGCCGTCGCACTGGTCTGGGCATCACCGCACTGGGCGATTGCATCGCCGGCCTCAACATGCACTATGGCAGTGACGAGTCGATCGCGGTGACTGACGCCGTCTATCGGACGCTGGCACTGTCGAGCTATCGCTCGTCCGTCGCCATGGCCAAGGAACGCGGTGCCTTTCCGATCTTTTCTCATGACGTGGAACGGGGCAATCCATTCATCCAGCGCATCATGGCCGAGGATTACTCCCTTCGTCGTGACTATGAACAATACGGCCGCCGCAACATCGCCAACACCACGACGGCCCCAGCAGGCAGCGTGTCGATCCTGACGCGGACAACGTCGGGCTGTGAGCCCGTGTTGTTCCTGAAGAGCCGTCGCAAGCGCAAGATCACCGCCGCTGACAAGCAGGCCCGCGTCGATGAGACCGATGCGTTGGGTGACCAGTGGCAGCACTATGACCTGTTTCATGCAGGGTTGACAGAGTGGATGCGAGTGACGGGCGAGACCGACATCACCAAGTCGCCCTACCACGGTGCGACGGTCGAGTCGATCGATCCCCTGAAGAAGATCGCCGTGCAGGCCGCTGCACAGAAGTGGATCTGTCACGCCATCAGCAATACCACTAACCTGCCCGAAGACGTCACGGTGGGCAGCGTCGAGGCCCTGTGCCTCCGCGCGTGGGAGACTGGGTGCAAGGGCGTCACCATCTACCGCAAGAACAGCCGAGCCGCCGTCATCGTTGATGAAGCGTCGGCAAACGCGGGAGGACAACCGCTGGTCGTCACCGAGACCCACGCGCCCAAGCGGCCCAAGGAACTGGAGTGCGACGTGCACCGGGTCGCCGTCAAGGGTGAGCAACACCTCGTCCTGGTGGGCCTGTTGAACGGCTCGCCTTATGAGATCTTCGCGGGCCTGTCGGAGCAGGTCGAGGTGCCCAAGAAGGCCAAGCGAGGCACCCTGATCAAGAACGGTAAGAAGGATGGGTTGGCCACCTACAACCTGCGCATTCCATTGGGTGATGATGACCAACTGTTATTGAGGGACGTGGTGTCGCTGTTCGACAATGCACTGCACGGCGCCTTCACCCGGACGTTGAGCCTGGCGCTGCGTCACGGCGTGCCCGTCCAGTACCTGGTCGAACAACTGCGCAAGGACAAGCACAGCGACATCACCTCGTTCAGCGCCGTCATCGCTCGGGTGTTGAAGGGCTACATTAAGGACGGTGCAGCGACGACGACTGACAAGGCATGCCCCAACTGTGGCGGTGCAACGCTGGTCTACCAACAGGGATGTGTGCAGTGTGTGGGTGGCATGTTGCCCAATGGAACGGCGTGCACGTGGAGCAAGTGCTGAGCTGACCGATACTTATCGCTCAGGAGCACGCGCATGAGGGTCAGTTACCGCGCACTGAAGAAGATCATCCGTGAAGTGGCGCTGTCGCCCTCCGTCTTCAAGAACAACCACGTGGTGCAGGATCCCATGGATCGGCCCAACATCGCGCAGGCACTGACGGCGTTGGAGCAGCCCTTCAAGACTGGGTTGGAGACCAACCTCGTCCTCGATGCCCGTGACAGCTACGACGAGGAGACGCGGGAGCTCGACGATGCCGAATACGCGAGGATCAAGGACGTGGCGGCGAAGGCGACTGAGTTGATGCTGGCTCGCGCCCACAAGGCGGTGCAGGCGTCGTGGGCCGAGGCGATGAAGGGCGTGGGCAGCGCCGACAAAGCAACCGTACAGAAGAAGGTGGCGTGATGGCAAAGGTAATCAAGCTAACGCAGGAGCAGCTCAGGAATCTCATCAAGGAAGGGATTAGTACCGGCGAAGTGCGTGCAATGACCCATCACCTACAAGACATTAAACGCTCTCTTGGGCGGATGGGTGCTATTCAACAAGGCATTGGATATGGCAATACGACATCCGAGATCTCCAGTGCACTCGATGCGCTTAAAAGTGCCATCGATGAAGTCGACGAAGTGCTCATTCAGGCACTCGGAGGTAAGTGATGGTAAAGTTGTCAGTGAAACAACTGCGGAATCTCATTCGTGAAGCCGGTGAAGGTCTGAAGACCCCTTCTCGGCACATGAGGTGGGGCACATGGATGGTTGCATGGGGCGTAGCGCTAGCCGATGCAGGTGTCAACCAAGAGGATCTGCCGATCTTCGACGTCGTTGATGAGGACATGGGACAACTTGCTCTGGAGAAGATGTGGGGCGACTTCTTCGATAAGGGCAAGTCACCTGAAGAAGCCGTAGCACTGGCGATGGATCGTGATGCGTTCGCTGCTGACTATTACGATCCCTACATCGACGAATTCACTAGTGAACTTGAACACGCTGGGAGGCTGTGATCCATTGAAATCCACGGTGGGCCAGCTGCGCCGCATCCTCTTTGAAGAGGCACCTCCGCGCGTGCTGCACGAGGCCTACCTCAACGGCGTGCCCGAGTGGCAGCTCCGCCAAGATACCACCGACTACGTTGACCAGATCCGCGTCCGCATCAAGCAGTTCATCCTGCTGAACAAGAGCCAGAGCTCGTCAGACCAGCGTGAGGCCATCAACGCCATGAACGACGTCTGTGATGAACTCGAGATGAAACTCTATGACCAACTGGAAAATAGTCTCTTCGACTTCACGCGGCGAGTTTGAGGTACGTTCATAATCGTCAGTGAACAGCCTAGTTATCAGTATGACCCTCCTAATGCTGTTCGCCGCCGTCCTCATCTTTGCACTTTTCATTTGGATTGCCAGCATCGTGCCGGTGCCTGCAAAGATGCCCTGGCTCCGTACCATCTTCTACATTTTCATCGCGCTGGTCGCGATCGTCCTTTTGGCGCAGTTCGCCGGCTGCACTGACCTGGGCCTCAACCACAGCATCGGCGTCGGCCACCGCGCCAACTAATTGCCTTGACCATCTCGCCCACCCGGTATAGGGTGTGGCGATGGACCTTGAAGAGCACTACGTAGCCTGCGCCTGCAGTGACTTCAACCACGTCTTTCGCTTCGTCTTTGACCCCGACGACGGCGACCTGTGGTTGGAGGTGCAGTTGCGCCAGTGGCGACCCTGGTACAAGCGTGCGTGGATTGCACTGCGCTATGCCTTCGGTCTGCAACAGGCCTATGGCCACTATGACGTCACGGTGCTGAAATCAGCCGACTTCGCGCGGTTGCATGCGCTGCTCGATCGCGCCGAGGCCTTTGACCGTGCCCGCTCGGCCGCCGCGGCCCTTGGTTCACTGCAGAATAAACCCGTGTTGAAAGGATAGGTTCTCCAATGGCCTACAATGCAAAGGTGCTGTGTGATAGCCTGAGTCCTGATGGCGTGCGACTCATCACGATGGAGGTGACATTCGCGAGATGTGTCCTCGCTGAGATAAATACGCATAGGGCATTTTCCCGTAACAGCGCATCATCCCGTGCAATCCCGATTGCAAAGATGTTGCAAAGAGTACAGGATGATCCTTTCATCCCCATTTATTGGGGGCGCAATCAAAGCGGGATGCAGGCGAATGAAGAGTTGACACCTGAAGCACAAGCGCTAGCACTAGAACAGTGGTTGTTGGCTCGTGATAACGCTGTGAAAACGGTGGAACGTCTTCAGTCGCCCGACATCAACCTTCACAAACAGATCGCTAATCGGCTACTAGAACCCTTTCTTTATCATACTGCAATCATAAGTGCCACCGAGTGGGGCAATTTCTGGGGCTTGCGCTGTCACCCCGCCGCGCAGCCCGAGATCAGGAAGGCCGCCGACTTGATGCGCGCCGAGTACGATGCATCGGAACCCTTTCCCGTCAACTATGGCGACTGGCACCTGCCGCTCGTGCGCCACGCCGAGGCCTTCGACCTGCAGGTCAACGGCATGTCGCTCGACGACGTCGTCAAGGTGTCTGCGGGTAGGTGTGCCCGGGTGTCGTACCTGACTCATGCTGGGATAAGAGATCCGAAGGCCGACATTGAACTGTGCGATAGGTTGGTGAGCTCGGGCCACATGAGTCCGCTCGAGCACGTCGCTAGGCCGATGACGCGTGAAGACGCTGAGCGGTTGGTATGCGCCAGTGTTGATTTACCCGCTCGTCACTACATCGACATCAAGCAGGTGTTCTGTGGCAATTACAGAGGGTGGGTACAAGCGCGCAAGGAACTGCAACACGAGGCCGACTTCTCTGCACGTCCGTCAGTTTGATTATCGTTTTAGAGGGTCCTGAAATATAATTTGTTAACATATGAACAACTTGCGCTAATGACAGACGTTACATGGAATAAAGGAGCAAAGGAATACATTGATGAAAAATGCAATAACGCTGGCATTTGAAGGGCCCGATCGGCACGGAAAATCGACGCAGGCCAAGTTGCTGCACGAGGCATGCCTTGCCGCTGGGTACAAGGCCATCCTCGTCAAGGTACCCACCGATTCCTGCACTCGGACGCACCGCTTGATCTACGCCATGTTGGCCAACGGTTGGGCACGCAAGGTGCCACACCTGTTTCAACTGGTGCACTTTCTCAACAAGTTGCTGTTTCAATTGCTGTACTTGCCCATCATGTTGAAGTGGTGTGACATCGTCATCCTCGATCGTTGGGCGCTGTCGGCGACGGTGTACGGTACCGTCGACGGTGCCAATCGCTGGTTCTCACGCGCGCTGTTCTCCCTGTTGAAGAAGCCCGACATCACTGTTGTTTTTCACGGTGCGCCTTTCAAGCGGGCGTCGGTCGACGATTCCTACGAGAAGGACGGCGGCTTTCAACAGCGCGTCGCGCAGGGGTACGTTGACTGGGCGATGGAACACCCGTTTGATCACACGTTGATCAACAATCAGTTCAAGGATGTCAATGGCATTCACAGCGACATCATCACTCGACTCCTTCAACGCGGCTTGATACGTGGTGTGAAGTGATCTTCGATTGTCTCGTCGCCGACCCGCCTTGGGCCTTTGACGACAAGTTGGCGCGGATGAAGTCGCCCACTCGCCGCGGCGCCGCATCGCAGTACTCGACGTTGTCGCTGGCCGACATTGCAGCACTGAAGGTGCAGGACCTGATCAATCCTGCCGGTTGTGTGCTGGCGCTGTGGGTGCCGTCAACGCTGCTGCTCGACGGGCTCCGGGTGATGCAGGCTTGGGGGTTCTCTCCCAAGAGCACCGTCATCTGGGTCAAGACGTCAAAGAAGGCGCAGCCCATCGACGTGGCGACGGGTGACGGCCTGGCCTTCGGCATGGGGCGGACGTTCAGGCAATCGCACGAGCTGGCGCTGATCGGCACCGCGGGTAAGAGCGTCTATCCGACGATGCAGGATCACTCGCAGCGGTCGGTCATCTTTGCGCCCAACATGGGCCATAGCCAGAAGCCCGATGAGCTGCAACTGCGCCTCGAGAAAATGTGGCCTGACGCTCAGAGGTTGGAACTGTTCGCCCGGCGCTCGCTGCTCAATTGGACGTGCGTGGGCGATGGAATTGACGGCCTCGACATTCGCGACGCTATACAAAAGCTCACAGCGCTGTAAGATCTGCACATGAAACGAGATTACTCAAAGCGCACGAGCACGATGTACGATGATCGTGACGGCGACACCTTGACGACGTTGAGCGCGCCTCTCATCAAGACGTGTGACAGCGAGAAGCCCATCATGACGTTCTTCTTGATGCCGGTGTCGGGGACGGTGCCGACGTCACAGCATGGACAACCCGCGATTGGTTTTGAAATCATCGGTTACGTGAGACTGGACGCATTATCGAGGGACCTGCAGGCCGCCGTCCGCAAAGAGCTACATACCCGCCCACCAACCGCGCCATTGGGCACGCGCACAGGAGATGCAGGATGACATGTGTAGTCAGTGCTGTTGATGGTGATAAAGTCGTGATGATGGGTGATCATTCCTATATGCAGACGGATCATCATACCATGAATGGTTGCAAAAAGGTCTTAAAGTCGGGTGAATTCATATGTGGTTTTGCAGGGTTTATTGACCCTGCAATGGCAACACTTAATGCCATTGAAAAAACACCGCTAATTGGGAAAACGCTTGACGAGCGCCGGAATGAATTACTTGCTAGATTTAATAAAGTTCAACCTGTACGTGCCAATAACACCTATCTAGTGGGACACAAAGGTAAGCTCTACACCGTTCTACCTAACACTGTGTTAGAGTCGAATGTTGGTTTCATTGGATCAGACGTAAATCTGTACGCAATCGTGTATAAATACGCCATCGCGAGGGGCGACAGCGTGAAAGTTGCGCTGGCATCAACAATCGTGTTTGCCGCAGATTATCTGCCTAGATATGTAGTTCTCGATCATGAAGGACCAACGATTGAAGAAGTTTGACGGCGTTCGCTTCTATGGCTACAAGCACTGGACGCTTGAGGCAGTGCCGCGTTGTTTCAACGTGGGCAAGGGTGTTATAGGTCGTTCTGACGTTGACCGTGGGCGTAATCACAAGTGGCACGCCATGGTCAAACGCCTTGGTCTCCGTGTTGAGGTCTGCATCGGCCCGGTGACCAATGAAGAGGCATGTGCTTGGGAGATTGAGTGGATTGCTAAGGAGAACACTTTCTCAACCAACCACTCACATGATGATCCCAATGACATCGGATGCAATTTCACGAAGGGTGGTGGGGGCGTTGTAGGACGTCCTCAAACAGATGAAGAACGTCGTAAACGGCGCGCAAGTTTGAAAGTTACATATGAATCGCCTGAACTTCGTCAAGGGCAAAGTGCATTGCAGAAGGATCACTGGTCAGACGATGAACGTAAGCAAGCGCATGTTCGTGGTATTAAGGCTCAAGCGAACACCCCTGAAACGTTGGCGAAGAAAAGAGCGGCTACAACGAAGAGTTGGGAAAATGAAGAGACGCGGCAAAAGCATGAGGCGGGCAATGCTCGACGTTGGAGCGATCCTGCTGAACGAGAACGTCATGGTAAGGCAATACAATTGGCTGCTCAGGCTCCCGGCGCTAGAGAACGACGTGTACAAGCCGCGCGTGAAATCAATAGTCGTCCTGAGGTCAAACGCATAAAGAGCGCAAAGATGACAGCAATATGGGTTATACGCAAAGTCAAGGCGTTTAGAGAAAAATCACACACGTGGCTTACACATCAACGCAAGGTGTAGTAGAGATAGAATATGGAAAATGAGTTCAAGTTCGCAGACGAAGTGTTTCACCGCCTCGTGCAGATCGTTCAGGAGGCGCTACTGTCCGGCGTCGACTGCGCCGATCTCCTCCGCCAGATCCGCGTCACCGTGGGTGATGCGGGTGACTTGGTGCTGACATCAGCGTATCAACAGCAGGTCAAGGAGATGCACGACAAGATGTTGGAACACGCTCGCGAGCTGCAATCTGTGCAGGCGGGCAACAAGTTCATCGTGCCGGGTGGCAACGACGGTAACAACTGACATGAGCGCCCCCATCGACATGCGTGTCCTCTGGGAGCAACAGTTGGCCTTCATGCGCCTGCTGCAGGAGAAGCGCAACTGGCCTCAATTCCCAGTTGACATCTCGACGAAGCAGGGGCAGACGCTGTTGCACGACATCCGCCATCACATCATGGATGAATTGTTCGAGGCGGGTCAGCACCTGAAGAACGCCAAGGCCCACCGGGCGACTGAGGTGCCTGAAGTCGACCGTGAAGCCTACAAGGAAGAACTTGTCGACGCCCTCCACCTGTACTTCGAGCTTGTCATTGCCAGCGGCATCTCGATTGAAGAGTTGGCTGACGCCTACATGAAAAAAGGTGAAGTCAATGTTGAACGTATCATGCGCGGATATTAGGTGACGCCAACTGAAGGTGAACTTGTGACCGCACCGGTGTTACCATTGAGGAATGGCACCGAGCAAAGGTTCTTTCAACTACGACTGGTTGGGCGACATGGCTGAGTCGTTCAACAACATGTTTTCACAGTCTAAGATGTCAACGACGGTGACGGAGACGACTGAAGAGGACAACACGCCGGGCACCTATCGCAATGGTCCTGGCTACCACACCACGAAAGACGCGACGGGCATGACGTTGGTCATTGACCTGCCCGGTGTCGATCCCACGGGACTCGAGGTGTGGGCCGAAGGTGAGAGCGTCATCGTCGTCAGTGGCAAGAAAGTCGGCGGCAAGAACGCCTCTTTCACCGCACGTTATCGGCTCGACATCGGTTATAGTACGTTCGCAGCGACGGCGGAAGCGAAGTTAGGCCAACTCCACATCCGTGTTTTCACGGCATCTCCTTTTGTTACCGTGAAGCCAATTCCCATCGACATCAAGTGATGCAGCCCTTCATCGTCGACCCGGCGACCTACGACAAGCGGCAGGCCTTCGACGCTGCGTTGGTCTACGTCAAGGCCTTCCTCGACCTCAACGGCATCGCACCCGTCACCGAGTACCTGACGGAGCCCGATGACGCCAAGAAGCCACCTGGGAAGAACCCGTGGCACGATCGCGGTTGGTACTGGTTCGGCACCGTCTTCGTCAACCTAAAGAAGACGCGGACGCCCGTCAAGGTGCCCGGCTTTCAATGGTCTTATACGGGTTACAAGGCCGACCTCACCACACCCGGAGTGCTGGCCCACGAGGTCGGTCACCACGTGCACTTTGAGCTCGACCGCGTGCGTGGCGAACACGTGCTGGGCAAAGTGCGTGCAGTTTACGCGATTGAACCACCAGTGTCTGGCTATGAACCCAACCCGTACGAGGTCTTCGCTGAGTCGATGCGACTGTTCATCCTCAACCCGATGTTGCTAGCCGAGGGTCGCCCTGAGCGGTACAGCATGTTGATCAAGCTGAACCTGCAACCACTACACCATGCACCGTGGCGCGAGGTGTTGGTAAACGCTCATCCGAAGATCATCGCGGCGGCCGAGAGGTGGATTGAACGATGAACTTCGACATTGACGCACGGACGATCCTGCAGGTTCGGCACGGCTCACACGCCTACGGCCTCAACACCCCCACGTCCGACCTCGACATCAAGGGTGTTTGCGTCAAGCCCAAGAGCGCGTACCTCGGTTTCACGCAGCGCTTCGAGCAGCAGGAGCACATAGGTGGTAAGGACGCCAGTGATGGCGTCGATAAGGTCACCTTCTCGCTCGACAAGTTCGCCGCACTGGCCGCCGACTGCAACCCGAACATCATCGAGATCCTGTGGGTCGACGACAGCGACGTGCTGAAGTCAGATGCCTTCGGTGATGAGCTGCGTGGCCTGCGCGCGGACTTCTTGTCGAAGAAAGCGCGGCACACATTTAGCGGCTACGCCTTTGCGCAGTTGAAGCGCATCAAGTCCCACCGTGTGTGGCTCTTGAACCCGCCGTCTGCACCGCCTACACGTGAACAGTTCGGTCTGACGGAGCTGACGAAAGTCAGCAAGTCTGAGATCGGCGCCTTCGACTCGCTATTCAACCTGCACACCGTCGATGATGAAGCCACGTCGGCCGAGCGCATCGGTGAGATCGTTGAGACTGCACGCAGCGTCCTCAATGTCGAGCTACCCAAGGACGTCATCACCCTGTTCACCCGGGAGAAGGCGTACCGAGCGGCACTAGCCCACTGGGAGCAGTACCTCACGTGGAAAAAGGCACGTAACCCAAAGCGGGCCGAACTCGAGGCCAAGTTCGGGTACGATACCAAGCACGGCATGCACCTTTGGAGGCTGATGCGCATGTGCAAGGAGATCTTGATGACGGGCAGGGTGCTAGTTAAGCGGCCAGATCGCGAAGACCTATTGCGTGTCCGCAATGGTGACGTCAGCTACGATGAGTTGATTGAGCAGGCCGATCGCCTCGAGGTCGAGTGCGATGAGTTGTACCAGACGTCGTCGCTACCTCGTGAACCCAACCGAGCCTACCTCGATAGGTGCATCGTCGACATGACCGATCGCTACCTGACGCTGCACGGTTAAACACGGCCCCACACCGGTGTACTGTGTGATCAGATGTTGTTCATTGTCGTCTTTGCCGTGTCACTGCTCACTGCGACATTCTTCGGCCACGCGATTCACTGGGCCCTGCACCAACGCTGGTCGCGGGTCTTCAATCGGGCCCACATGGAACATCATTGTGATTTGTACCCTCCCGGTCGCCTGTCGTCCGACAAGTACCGCCTACCACGCTGGTAC